TTCTTTGGATATGTTACAGTAAGTAACTATTCTGGTCTTACTCGTGGTGTTGGTTTAAGTGTTAGTTGTGAAGTTAGTGGTGGTAACGTAACTTCTATTACTTGGAATAAGACTGATCTACAACTATTTTATGAACAGGGTATATTACGTCCTTCTGAAGCTAAGAACTATGATAGTACACCTATACTACATTTTATTCCAGTAGATGGTGCTGGTGGTGGTGCTAGAGCAGAAGTTAAAGTCTCTGATGGTCATATTGTTGATATTATATTAACAGATGCTGGATCAGGATATACACAGCCACCAAAAGTTATTACTACTAGACAGTATGATCTGATTAAACAGCGTGGTAGAAAAATTGATAGTTTAATCAAATTAAGAATTGAAGATGAAGTAGTTAATAATAATCTTGCTGTATTTTCTACCATTACTCCTATTAAAGGTATTGAGGGTGGTGGACCTGGTGGTGGACCTCCTGGTGGTGGATTGCCACCAGGATATGATTTGGGGAATGAATACCTTCCTGCCACTATGAATATGGCAATCAAAACTTCTCCTTCTAAGGAAAAGATTACCACGTTCCTTAATATTACAATGTGGTATGGTGCATATGGTAAACCACGACCTATTCCACAAGAAATTAATAGATACTGGCCAACTGTTGTTGAGTCTGTAACTGTTCCTGATGTGGGTAATCGCACATCTCAAGGAACTAGTATTCTTGAGTTGGGTGCATATCAAGCAAATCTTGGATTCTCTAGTTTCCTTGCAGGTGAACCTGGTTCAAGACCACCTGGTCCTCAACTCCCTCCTGGTGGAGGTGGAGGTGGAGGAGGCGGCGGTGGAAGCGGCATCGGTTCCACTACCTATCAGATAGGATTTGTTGATCATCGGGGATTTGTTAATCCACCTCCTCTAGAGAATATGACAATGAGACCTGCATTCTTCCAATGGGAAGGTGCTAAATTTATGAGTACAGGAGATATATTATCTCCTGCAGGAAACTCTGTATCTGAATACACTATTGAAGAATTTGATAGATATGGATTCAATTTGTTACAATTTTCCGCGTATCCTGGGTCTGGTTGGTCAGATAGTGGGCATTCTTTTAATATTGGGTATCCAACTATAAATAATTATCTAACTCAGTTAGATACATCCGATTTACCAGATGAAAATGGAGCAGGATATGTTGCAACTGGTGCAGTAGTGTATGCAAATACTACTAATTTCCCCAGTACAGGGACTATATCTATAGGAAAAGAAAAAATTTCTTATACGAGTAAATTGAGTGATCGTTTCATAGGTTGCACACGTGGTGTTGATGGTACTTCCATTGAGTTACACATAGTTGGCGCACTTATGAGGAACGCACAATAAATAACGTATAAATAAACCAGATTCGTCTTACAAACACACGAGCTCAGTGCTATGGCAGCTATTATTTCAGAAAAGTTTAGAATTTTCAACGCGAAACAATTCTTAGAGTCGCTAGGTGAAGGTGCAGATGATGCCTCCGCTGATCGTACTAGAATGTATTTCTTCGTTGGGAGATCCTCAAAATGGGATGCTCATCTTGAGATTTTTAATATCTCAGGAACATTTCAAGTTGGAGAAACTGTTAGTGACGGTACTTGGAACGGCGTAGTTGCCGAAGTACACAATAACAGTCTTCTACTTAACACCATTCTTCCAACTGCAACCGCGACACCAGCATTTGGTAGTACTATCACAGGTGGTACTTCTTCTGCGACTGCTAAGTCTGGTGCTTATAGGTATGCTACAGAAGAAATTCCCCCACTACCATTAGATAATCAAATTGAGAAACAGGATGTTTATAATGAACTAATTGCTGCCAAGCGTGTTATCAGTGACAATGCTCGTCTAGTTGTTCCCCGTTATAACTGGAATACACAGACGAATCCTAAGTTTGATATGTATCGTCCTAACTATTCACCATCTCCTGGTGGTGGTGGATCTATTGGTATCCAAACTGCTACTGGTGCTAATCAATTATCTGGATCTAAGTTTTATGTAATGAATAGTTCATATGAAGTATTCAAGTGTTTGTACAATGGACAAGATCCTACTAATACTGCTGGTCAAAACGTAACTTACGAACCAAAGTCACAACCTACTGCTGGACAAGGTACATTTGATTCTGCTACTGGAGTATATTCTGAACCTTCAGGTACAGGTGGATATGTTTGGAAGCATATGTACACCCTGACAACAGGTGATGTTCTTGCTTTCCTTTCAACAGACTTTATGCCTATTGCTGCTAAAACAGCAGCATCTAGAACTGCTGTTGAGGCATTGGCAGTTGATGGTGCTATTCATGTTGCTCTTATTAAGAACGCAGGAACAGGTCTTCCTGCTTCTGATACACTCTATACTCCTGTATATGGTGATGGAGCGAATGCTGGTGGTGCTAACGGTGCTATTGTTAAGATTGAAACAAATGCTAGTGGATCAATCACTAGTGTAGCAATGGAAGATGTAGGTACTGGATATACTTACGCTAACCTTATCCTTGAAACAGGTAAAGTATTCACTGATGCTGCTCTTACTAGTGCTGCTGGAGCGTTTACAGCTACTGCTGCTATTGAATTGGTTCTTTCACCAGAGAAGGGTCATGGATCGGATTCTGATGTAGAACTCTTTGCTAAGAGGGTTATGACGAATGTTCGCTTAACCTATGATGAAGGTCAAGGTGATTTCCCTGTAGATAATGATTTCCGTCGTATTGGTATTATTCAAGATCCACTTGATTATGGTACTACTACATATGCTTCAAATAGTACTCTTCGTGGTACTTCTGTATTGAAGTTAAATGGTGCTACTGCAGATTATGTTGCTGATGAAACGATTACACAGACTGTTACAGGTGGTACTGCTAAAGGTACTGTAGTTTCTTGGGATTCTACTAATGGTATCCTAAAGTATTTCCAATCTCATAATGTTCATACCGATTCTGGTATTGTTCGTGGGTTTGAATCTGATGCTGCTAATGCAGTAGTTGGTGCTCAATCAACCGCATCTGGAACTGTTGATACTGCACAAGTTACTACACTTGCTGACATTGCATTTAAAATCGCTCCAAACGGTGGTACTGCAACGCCTGAGATTGAACCTAACTCTGGAGATATCGTATACATAGAGAACAGAAGGCAGATTACGAGAGCTCCTGATCAAATTGAGGACATTAAGCTCGTAATTGAATTCTAATTTAAAACTAGAGACAAAGTGAGATGCCTCAAAAGACGAACCTTAATGTAGCTCCGTACTACGACGATTTTGCACAGGATAATAACTTTTACAAGGTACTCTTTCGTCCTGGATATTCTATCCAAGCGAGGGAGTTAACCCAGTTACAGTCTATTCTTCAGAATCAGATTGAGCAATTTGGTAAGTATGCTTTTAAACAGGGAGAACTTGTTATCCCTGGTGAGGTTGGAATCAATACTAAACTATCTTTTGTTAAATTATCTTCGGTATCAGAGATACCTACAAATGTAGATGGTCAGATAGTTTATAAGAAGTATGATATTACTCAACTAAAAGGACAGCAATTAAAAGGATTAACCTCTGGTGTTGTTGCTACAGTTATAGATGCTGCTGTTGCAATAGAAACTGCTTCTGATATTGTGTATGTTAATTACACAAATAGTGGTGATGCAGGTAATGAAGATACCTTTAGACAAGGTGAGACCCTAGAGGTCGTAGATGGCGTTAATACACCACTCCTAGTGGTTGGAACCGATGGAAGCGTACTTCCTACTAGTATTTCTGTTACTGATCCTGACACTGGCGTTACAACGTCATTAGAGAGTCCTGCAATGGGATATGCTTCTGCTGTTCAGGTAGAAGAAGGAATTTATTTTGTTAATGGATATTTTGTAAGAAATAGTGAAGAGTTGTTGTTAATTGATAATTATTACGACAAACCTTCTGCAAAAGTTGGTTTTAAGATATCCGAAAACTTAATAACTGCAGAACAGAATTCTACTTTATATGACAATGCATCTGGTTCTAGTAATTATAGTGCTCCAGGAGCTCATAGATTACAGATTTCACTTACTCTTACAAAATATGAGTTAAATGAAATTACAGATAAGAATTTTATTCAATTACTCTCTATTAAGAAAGGGTCTATTCAGAGTCAAGTAGTACAAACAGACTACTCTCTTGTTGATCAAACTTTAGCAAGAAGGACTTATGATGAGTCTGGTGATTATGTTGTTGATGATTTTTCTATCAATATTAGAGAGTATTACCAACAGAATGGAAATCTTGGAGTATATCCATTAGATGACTTTGGACTTGTAAATGGTCTCCAACCTGAGATAGCACAGAATCATTTGTTGGCTAGTATTGGTTCTGGCAAAGCATATGTGAAAGGATATGAAATTGTCAATAAGGAAACAAAGTATTTACCTATAGAGAAGGCAAGGGAAACTCTTAATAGAGAAGATATTCGTTTAAAAACTGCTGGTCTTCCAACATATAAGGTTACAAATTCTTATGGAAGTGTTCCACTTAATGCAGATGGATCTCAATTAACTGCATATCCAAATGTTTATCTATCTTCAGTTTTTAATGATGGATCTATTGGGTTGAATGGAACAGAATCTTCTAATGATTCTAAACAGACAAAATCTCGTAGAGGATTGGTTTTTGATCAAAATCAAGGAATTAAAACAATTTATGTTGAGGTTTCCACTAATGTAAACCTAAGCACATTGAATGGAGCCTCTAGTGGTATGGGTGCATACACTCACAGTGGTGTTGCTGATGGGTCTAGAACTCAAGGAGTATATAATGGTGTAGCATCTACTGCGACTACTGGTAGTGGTGCTGGTGCAACGTTTAATGTTGTTGTATCTGCTGATGGAACTCCAACTCTTACTTTACTGACTGCAGGGTCAGGATATGCTGCTAACGATACTGTAGGTATTGCTGATTCTGATTTGGGTGGTGGCGGTGGTGCTGTTATTACTGTTACAGTAAATACTATATCTGGTACTGATGCAACAGATACTTATGATGAAAGATTGACAGCATTATCAACTTTATATTGGGTTCAGGGAAGGAATTCTAGTGAGGTTCCTGATACTATTTCCCCTATTGATGTAATCGCATATACTGAAGTTATTAGACCAGAAATTGGTAGTAAAACATATCTTGAATTAACTGTTGCTGGAGATAAGAATCTTCTTGATGATTTCTTCACTGAATATGATCCAGAGCATGTTAGTGGTGATAGAGAACTTTACAGAACAAAGATTGATGGTGAAAATGACAGTAATATCTTTGGAGTAATTAAAGATTACAATGAAACTATTACACCAATTATTGGTATAACAAAACCAAGTAATTTTACTTTAATTGAAAGAGGTACAGGATTTAATACCGATACTGATATTATACTTTCTAAAGGTAGGAAAGATGATGGAACTTCGGTTTATAATACTACTTTTGGACTATCTTACTTTGATCCTCAATTCTTTACTAAAATCGTCTTAGACGACACCATTACTGGTGGTAGTGCGTTTCTACCTGGATACTATGTTTACGGTCTTGACAGCGGCGCATACGGTGTTGTAGAGGGTACTAGTGGAGGGTCTTTCAGTAAGAACAGAACCTTGATGGTGAAAACCTTATTTGGTACTTTTAAATCTGGTGAGATTATCAGAGATGAAAAGAATACTTCTATAAGAGTTGCTAAAAACAATACAATTTCCCATTTTATTGTTACTAATAGGGGAGCAGGTTATCAAGTTGGTTCTACTATTACAATTGATGGAGTAAATTATGATTCTTCTAAGATTGATGTAAAAATAAACACTAGTGAAAAAGTTCTTGCAGCAACGATTGTAAATAGGCAGTTCGTTGATGTTGAGTATTCTAGACCACCTGTTATTAGTGTGAAACAGAAGAGTGGTGCTGCAGATCCACATACAGCAGCAGTAATTACTCCTGTTCTTGTTAGAAATGCAGTAACAACATACACTCCACAGAATGTCAAGTCATTCTATTCTGAATTTGGTTCTAGTAATTCTAATAAGTATACTGCTGATATTGAAATCAATAAAGAGAAGTATACAGAGATTACTCCCATAACAGACTTTACATTTAGTGGTGATAAGGGAAGAAAGTATATTGAGTGTAATGGATTTGGTGGAGATAGTACAAAGATACTACAACAAGGAGATCTTGTTCTATTTTCAGATACAACGGATACAATTGTTCGTTGTGTAGTTCAGTATGCGACAAAACCCTCTGGTGTATTGAAATCAAGAATTTATTTTGATAGAGCATTACCTGAGAATATAAGCAATACTAGTGTTGTTAGGGTTCGTCCTTCTATTAGTAATTTCAATCAAGGAACTCTTCTTTATAAGACTGGAACAAAAGAAGTTAGTTCTATAGTTGCAGATAGTGAAGATTCTAAGATTAAACACTATTTGAGGAGAGATTTTATTAGTGAAGGTAACAGTAGTGGTGGACGTATCACATTTGCTGCTCAATTACCTTTTGGAACGCAGAGATTTGTTACTTTTGATGAAAGTAATTTCCTCATAACAGTTTTAGATAAAGGTGGTGCTTCTGATATAGTCAATGGAGATATTGTTTATATCACATCAGATCAAGTTAATATTTCAGCATCTACTGATGCAACAAGTGGTCTGACTTCTGGAAGTGTTGTAATAGATTTGCCAGATACTTATTTTGGCACAATGACTGGATCAAATTTCCCAGTATTGAAATTGACTGCTACTTTAGAAATTAATAAGGCAAAACCAAGGCTCAAGACATCAATTATTAATAAGAGGATTGTTGTTGTATCTCCTGGAGATAGAATTATTCCTTTCCGTGGAAAAGATTATGATACTCAGAGTGTTGAGATATACACATATTCTGATGCTTATAAACTGAAGTATGTTTATGAAGGTTCTACACAAGATCCTCCAACTATAGACAAGAGTGGAAATCTTGTTACTGGTACTGATGTCAGTAACAGATTTACTTTTGATAATGGACAAAGAGATACTGTTTATGATGTATCAAGAATTATATTAAAACCAGGATTTGAATCTCCTAACGGACAACTAGTTATTTGTTTTGATTATTTTGATCATACTCAAGGTGATTTCTGTACGGTAGATTCTTATCTACATGAAGCTGGAGTTGGTCCAGAAGATATTCCTACTTACAATTCTCCTGCTTTAGGAAAAATTTCACTTAAGGATGTTTTAGATTTCAGACCTAAGGTTGACAATAACGCTATCATTTCTGGTTATCAAGATAATTCTTTACTTGGATCTACTAATACAAGGTCATTCTCTGGATCTGGTGGTATTATTTCTAGTACTCCTGCTCCAGATTCAAACTTAGAATATACATTCTCATTTACACAGACTCAATATCTTAATAGGATTGATGGTGTATTCTTAGATAAGAAAGGTTCTTTCTTAGTTAAGGCAGGAAATTCTTCTCTTAATCCATCTAAACCTGATCCTATTAATGATGCTATTCCACTATATTATGTTTATGTTCCTGCATACACTCAATCAAATAAGGATGTAAGAATAGTTCCAGTTGATAACAAGCGTTATACGATGCGTGACATCGGTAAACTTGAGAAGCGTATTGAACGTTTGGAATACTATACAACACTTAGTATTCTAGAACAGCAAGCATTAAATATGCAGATCATTGATGGTTCTGGTGTTAATCGCTTTAAGAGTGGTTTCATTGTTGACAATTTTGAGACTCATCGTATTGGATCACTTCAGTCATCTGATTATAAGTGTTCAGTTGATACACAACAATCTGTTATGAGATCTCAGTCAAATGAGGATTCATTTAAGTTAATAGAAGTTAATACAAGAGATGATCAAAGGAATACTGCTGGTTATAAGAAAACTGGAGATCGTATTACTCTTCCATATACAGAATTGAAGTTACTTGGTAATGATTTTGCTACTAAAACTATTAATCCAAACCCATTTGTGGTTCTACAGTATGTTGGTGATTCATTTATTGGACCAACCGTAGATTCTTGGTATGATAATTCAGTAGCACCTTTAGTAATTGATAATAATACAAATTTATATTCTATATTCCTTTCTAAGAGTAATATTAGAGATGCATTCTCAAGTCTCTATAATTCATATAAAATTAATTGGATAGGTGCAAATAGATCTTTCTTTAATATTGGTTCATTCTCTGATATAAACACTGATCTATCAGATTCAACTGTTACTGCTGCTTCTGTAGGTAGTTCTTCAAATATTAGTCCTGAGAATAATGAGATTGCGAAAGGAGTTTCTTCAAAGGGAATTGGTTCTAGTGTCGTAGCAACATCGCTTTCATTCTTTGCTAGAAGTGTTCCTGTTAAGTATGTTATTAATCGGTTAAAGCCAAATACAAAGATCTATGTCTTTATGGAAGGACAAGATATTAGTCGTTGGGTTAATCCTGATAATAGGTATACAGGAATTGCTGGTAATTCTTTAACATCTTTCAATGGATCTGTAACTACAGATGAGAATGGTAACGCTAGTGGTGTTATTTTAATTCCTGCTGGTCAACCACCTAGAGAGAACAGTGTATGGCCAGGTGATGTTAATAAAGTAGATTATGATGCTAATGCGAATGAAGTACGATTTACTACTGGTGCTAAGACAATAAGGTTTACATCTAGTATTAGTGATGCTTCTAAAGATGATGTAGAAACATATGCTGAAGTTAAATACTATGCTACAGGATTAATTCCAGAGAATCCTTCTTCTATTATTTCAACTTCGCCAGCATTCTTCAAGTCAAATGAGGGAACACAGGTAACTAACAGCAATACAGAAAATCCAATTAGGCCAAATCCACTTGCACAAACATTTACTGTAGATGGATTTGAAGGTGGGGTCTTTACAACAGGTGTTGATTTATTCTTTAATTCTAAGAGTAATAAGATTCCTATTAGAGTATATCTAACAGATGTACAGAGTAGTAAGCCTGGCAAAAATATTGTTCCTGGAACACAAACTGTTATTACTCCTGATACCTATTTGAGGGTTGTTGCTAGTGATACTCTTAGTGTGACAAAAGGAGAGAAAGTAACAGGAGCATCTTCTAATGCTTCTGGTCCTATTTCTCGTGTATTTGACAAGAATAATATTGAAGTTACTGCATCTTCTTCCGATAAATTCTCATTATCAAGTGATCAGGTATATACTTTAGTTTTAGATAATCATAATGGTACTTCCTTTAAGCAAGATGAAATACTTTCAGTACCATCATTGATTGCTACAAATAATGCTGATAATACTAATATATCTTTAAAAATTGTCAAAGATTCTGGTAGAGTTACTGATCTTTATGTAACTAATCAAGGTACTGGTTATGATTCTGCAATTGTAACTATTGAGAGTCCTCAACTTCCTGGTGGTGGTAATTCAACTGCTACAGTCAGAGTTTCTAACGGTAAGGTATATTATACTGAAATCGTTCTTTCAGGTTCAGAGTATACTGAACCACCAGCAGTTATTATACGTGGTACAGGAACTGGAAATTCTGGTGCAATAATTGAGTCTTCCATTACTCTTGATACACCAGCAGTTCGTATGGGTATTGCTATTGATGAGGCTGGAGTAACTGATTCTACAACTCCAACTAAGTTTACGTTTGATTATCCTGTTTATTTACAGAATGATACTGAGTATGCTCTTGTTCTTGAGACAGACTCTATTGATTACCTTGTATGGGCATCCAAACTTGGTGAGACAGAGATTGCTACAAGTACAACTGTCACAACACAACCTGCTTTAGGTTCTCTATTTAAGTCTCAGAATACTAATGCTTGGACAGAGGATCTATTTGAAGATCTTAAGTTTAGTTTACATCGTGCAGAATTTGACACATCAAGATCTGCTTCACTGCTTCTTACTAATGATGATCTTGGATTTGAATTATTAGATACTAATCCAATTGAAACTTATGCAGATTCGGAATCAACTGCTACATCAAACCTCTTTAAGAATAATAGATCAATTGTTAAAGTTAATCATTCAAACAATGGGTTTGTCTCTGGTGATAATTCGTATGTATTCTTTAAGGGATCAATTAATGTTGGTGGTATCACCTCAACAGAATTGAATGACCAACTATATTTGGTTACAAATTCAGGTATTGATCATTATAATATAGCATCAGTTAATAAAGCTTCTAGTAGTGCATTTGGTGGTGGATCTGGAATTGTTGCTTCTTATAATAGAAAGTTTGAAAAGATTTATGCTCTTATTCCTAATCTATCATTCAGTCAAACGAAAATTGATGCTACAGTTAAAACAACAAATATTGCACCTATAGATGATAACTTAGGAACATTTACTTCATATACACAATCTGATTATGAAAAGACTTTCTTGAATGAAGATTTCTATTTTATCAATCAAAAAGTTCTTGCATCAAGACTTAATCAGACTTCTAATAATATTGATAGATCTTTAACATATAAACTTGATCTTTCAAGTACTGTTAGTCATTTATCTCCATTGATTGATCTGTCTAGATCTTCTATTAAGACTATTTCTAATAGAGTTGAAAGTGCTAAAGGAAAAGAAGATAGATTTGGTCGTAGGGATCAGGTTATTGAATTCTATCCTGTTTGGACATTTACAGTAACAAATAGTACTACTACTGATATTACTACAAATCAGAGAGTTTCTGGTATTACTACTAATGCATCAGGAACTATTCTTAAAGTTGATGGAACAAGACTGACGGTAAGAGTTGATACTGTAAACGTTTTCACTCAAGGAGAAGGACTGAAGTTTAGTGCTCAAACTCAGTCTGTTTTAAATCCAGATACTACAGGAGCAAATGCAGGTGTTCCTAAGGTTGTAGTTACTGTAGATCCTATTACTGAAATCATACCTACTATTCCTAATGAGACTTCACCTATATCAACTGTATATGTTAGAGATTCTACTCAAATTAGTGAGACTTATGATAATCTAATAAGTGGTGCAGTTGTATTATGGAATGGTAATAATAAAGTTCTGACGGTTGTTAATGATAAGAGACCAATTAGTGATGATTATACATCTCATGGATCTGGTATTTTTACAAGAACTGCAGTTGGGCTATCTCCATCACAAATTGCTGATATTTTCCGTGTGGATGATATCATAGGATGGACTGGACAAACTACTGGAACAGAAGATTATGTTAAGATATCTAAAATTACCTATTCTGATGGTGTTGATTATGTTTCGGATACTAAATCTAAGGATGGATCTAATGTTGCAACATATGTGACTAAAGAAGTTTCTATAGAAAATCCAGCCACTGCTATTGACACCAAGATCACTCTAAATACTACTGATATTAATAATGTTGCGGTGATGTATAGACTTAAGAAGTCTTCTTCACAGGAAAACTTTGAAGATATTGAATGGATTTATTTTAATGATACTGGGATTCCAGATGTTGATGTAATTGCTACTGCTGAAAATTCTATTAGCGGTATTACTGAAAAACAAGATTCATATCAAGAGTTAACTTATAGTATTGACAATCTTCCTGAATTTTCATCATTTGCCATTAAGATTATTATGAAGTCAACCAACCCCGCATTTGTTCCTAAGATCCAGGATCTAAGGGCTGTAGCATCATACTAAGAGGATCCTAAAACAATGGTATTAAGAAACGTATCAACATCATTTACAATAGAACAACAGAGAGTAGAGATTAATGAACTCGCTGGTGATGTTAATAACATAGCAACAGGAGCAACCAGCGTTGGCACTGCTAGTGGTCTTGCAGCAGGTGCAACTGGTGCTGACCTCACACTGAGTGGGACGCTCACAGTCAACGGTACTCAGACAATTCTGAATACTGCCACACTTGAGGTAGAGGATAAGAACATTGTTATTGCTAAGGGATCTACAACTGATGCTGCTGCCAATACTGGTGGTATAACTTTGAAGGGTGCAGATGACAAGACTATTACTTACAGCTCAACTGGGGATAAGTGGGTAAGTAATAAAGATTTTGAGGCTCCTAATTTTATTGGTTCAGTTGCTGCTTCTCAATTAACTGGTGATATCACCAGTACTGGTGATCTAACAATTAACACGGATGCATTCTTTGTTGATGCGTCAGCGAAGGAAGTGGGGATTGGCACAGTTTACCCAACGCAAAAACTAGACGTAAGAGGCAATGTCTACATTGGAGATGATCTCCAAACTGATGGAGCCGCCACGTTTGCTGGTTTGATGAAGTCTGGCTCAGCTCAGGTTGAAGTTGCTTCAACATCTACAAATAACTTGTACGGCGGTAATTCTTATTTTGGTGGCACTGGTGATTCCAGTGGTAATGCTAACGCGAGCATCCTTAATACAGGAGCCGCCACGTTCACCTCAGCAATTATTAATAGCGATGAATACGGTGGAGCTGAGAACTCCATTAAATGTGTTCGGTCTGGTACCAACCAAGTGTTATTAGGATCCACCGGCAGCGGTGATGTTACTATTTATATGGACGCCGATAATGGTGATTTCTCTGGTGGTCAGTATTGCAAGTTAATAGCTTATAACGGTGGAGACTTAGCATTAGAAAATTGGATGACTGGTGGTGATTTGTTATTTAAAACATCAAACTCCACAAGACTAACTATTGACTCAGCAGGAATCGCCACGTTCGCTGGTGATTTAACAGTCACGGGTACATCAATCTTTAAGGGTGGACTTGCTGAAAAGTATAGTTCTATTTCAGGAAATCTCGCAAGTAATACAAATCATTCAATATTTAATGGAAACGTTATTGCCTTTGCAGTTGGTGATACAAACACCTCTCTCACAATCAACTTTACTGATGTTCATGCAACCTTAAGTCAATATGAGTTTTGTTCTTTCACAGTCATACTTGATCCTGGCGGAGCTGGTAAAATTACAACAGTTCAGATAGACGGTCAATCCCCAGCAGGTGGATTGAAATGGTCAGGTGGTTCAGCACCTTCTGCGGGAGCATCTGGTTATGATGTTTACACTTTCGCTCTTCAAAAATATGGTACTGCAGCAAATAATTATGTAGTTTATGGTGCCGCAACTAACTACGATTGATAGAGAAACTAATGTTTAATTTTCATAAAAAAGAAGCACCTCTTCTGGGACTGCAAGGTTCTGGTGGAGGACTTGGATACTTAACATTTTCTGGTGCTGCTGATACAAGCTACCACCCAAAAAGATCAACGAGATTCAACCCCGATGATTCGGCCTATTTGAATAGGACGCCAACTAGTGCTGGTAATAGGCGCACTTGGACTTGGAGTGGTTGGGTAAAAAGAGGCGTAATATCTTCAGGTAGTATACAAACTCTAATGCAGCTCTTCCCATCAGGCTTGGGATATACAAGGATTTACTTTGAAACAACGGGAGAGCTATCTCTTGATGCTACTGATTCTTCCCAGGGAAACTATGCAGTTGTAAAAACTAGCGCAAGGCTGGTAGATCCAGGCGCTTGGTATCACATCTGCGTGGCTATGGACACTACACAATCCACAGAAGCACATCGGTTAAGAATGTATGTCAACGGCGTACAACAGACATCCTTTTCACCTGCAACCTATCCAGCGCATAATGTAGATTACATGTTTAATTATGCTGCAACGCATAATATAGGTCGTCATGATGGGAATACACAGTATTTTGACGGGTTAATATCTCAAAATTATCTGATAGACGGACTAGCAATTGGTCCATCATATTTTGGATATACTGACCCACTCACAAATACTTGGAGACCTAAAGAGTTTAGCGCAGAAGGAACTACTATTAATGATGGAACTGATTGGAGTGCTGTTTCTAATTATACTTTATCTGGGACTGGAGCATCTGTTTCTAACCTTGGTGCAGCATTCAATGGAAGCACTGCAGCTTCTCCATATGCAACATTAGCTTCTTCTGGTAATGCCACAGCAAATGTTGTATTTAACTGTACATCTACTGATGTAACAACAGTAGAAGTTTATGTTCATAGTGCTTCTAGTAGTGGAGATACAAGAGGTACATGTTTAGATTCTACTGGTACTACACACCAAAGCGCTACTTTAACAAGTGCTTCGCAGGATTGGCATACTATCTATTCAGGTGCTCCTATAAATTTAGCTAATGTTGGTTGGGGAATAAATCAAAATGGAGCATCTGGAACAGGTTCTGATGGATTTAGAGCATTTAAAATAAATGGTGAGATCTTAATTGATAGCACCACACAAAATCTTGCTTATGGTACGAATGGTTTCCACCTTGCGATGGACCCGGCTGAAAGTGGGACTATTTATAGTGACGATATAACTTACAGCGGTAGTACTGGTTTTGGGTCTGGCCCACAAGATCAACCTGAGAATATTTTTGACGGTAGTACCAGCACATTGGCACAAACGCAAAACTGCAGTAATCCTAATTCAATTATATTCACCCCAACTAGTGCGATACCCTACTCAAGTACTGTAGAAGTATATATTAATAATTCTGCAAATACAGTTGCATTTAATAATGGGTCTTTTGCTGCGATATCTTCTGGTTGGAATACAATTGCTAGTGGTTCTGGTACTGTAACTAAGATTGAAGCAAGAAGACCATCCACAAACGGTGCATCTATCCACGCTATTAGGATAGACGGCAAATACCTAATTAATCACACAGCAATCGGGCACGATAGCAGCGGTGAAGAGAATCATTGGCATGAAAACAACTTAACAGCTCCATCAAGTATTGTAGCTGCTCTCGGTGATGTACCTTATAAAGTATTTGCTAATAATTCAGGTATTAATATTGACTACGCTAATGATTCTGCAGAAAGTAGTGGTACTCTTAACAGTACTACTTCTGCCAGTTTCTCATATAATTTACAAAATAAGCACGCAGTATTTGATTTGGGAGCCTCATCTGGACGTAGAACCATTGATGCAATTACAGGTAGTGGTGGTTGGGTTATTGTTTCTGATGATGGTACTAATTGGGAACAATTAGGCAACCAAAATATAGGTGGTTCAAACGATGTATATATGCCTAACTATGTATCTGAAAAACGATACTTTTCATTTGGTGGTGGAGGCGGTGTTGGCAACTGTTCGTTAACTTTATCAGGTGATAACGGTCAACCAGACAGGGAGTTAGACCTCCTAGCCGATGTACCTGGAGCACCATACGATAATGGTTTGAATGGTGGTGGTAATTATCCAACTTGGAATCCTCTTATTATAACAACTTCAACTTTCAGTGATGGTAACTTAAAGCTAACCACAGGCAGCGGTGTTCCAACTGACTTTGTAACCCTCTATACACCAGCTGGGATTGGACAGTGGTTCTGGGAATTTGAGATTGGCGCATTAGGTGGTACTAACTACACAATGACTGGTATGCTCCCTAGCGATAGCGATTATGTCCAAGGCACTAGCGACACCATGCACTTAGCAGGTGGAATAAGTTATTACGCAGCTAATGGTGGCATTAATGCAGCAAGTGGTGCAGCAACTACAGGTACTGCAGGAGCAACTTTTGATATTGGAGATGTTATTGGATGGGCGTTTGATGCTGAGAATGGTACTCTTCAATGTTACAAAAATGGTGCATCGCAAGGAACTCAATTTACAAATATAAGAACAGATGTTGGCTGGGTATTTTGTGCTCATGATTATATGAATTATTCAGGTTCAGTCTATTTCATAAATTTTGGACAAAAACCCTTCAAGTATGCACCACCTGAAGGTTTCCAATCATTAAACTATGCAAACCTCCCAATTCCTGAAGTTGTAAGACCTGATCAGTATGTAAGTGCAACAATTTACACTGGTAATGGTGCCTCTACTCCAGGTGCTAGTGGCGGAACACAATCTATCAATGTCGGTTTAGAACCAGATTTGATCTGGATTAAAGATCGTACCCAGCAGGGGCATAACCATAACTTATATGATACCATTAGAGGTGCAAATAGTATCTTAATGTCTGATGACACGACAGCAGCAGTAACTAACTCCACAGATGCAGTTACAAGTTTTAATTCAGATGGATTTACTTTAGGTGATAATGGTGAAGGCACACAATCACTTGAACTCAATAAAAGTGGAAATAATTATGTTGCATGGTCCTGGAAAGCTGGTGGAAGTTCAAACACCTTTAATGTTGATGATGTAGGTTATGCAAGTGCATCTGATGTTAATATGTCTGTTGGTGGTTTGAATAGCTCGGTGTATGACCAGAGTCAGAGGTGGAGTGACAATATGACTCTACAACCTTCAACAAGCCCTTGGGGCAATGGTATGGGTCCAGAAAAGGCATTCAATGGAGTAGTAGATAACAGTACTAACATGGCACAAAGAGGTGATGCTGCTGGTGGAACAATAACTTGGACCTTTAGTGGTCTAAGTGGTTCGGTTCGTGTCTGGATTGGAAACGATGGTGGTACTATTACTGATGGTAACGGTACTGTTAGAGGAAATAATGATGGTAGTGGTAAAACCTGGTTTGACTGTTCTGGCGATATATCTGATTATAACGGAAGTATTGTAGTTTCTGTTTCTTCAGATGCTCCATCTTTAGGAGGAGTAGAAGTTGCAGGAAAAGTGCTTGTAGATGATAATATAACCCCACCAAGCGTCCCATCAGTTGCAGCAACTGGCGCATCTGTTGGTACAAAACAAGGATTCTCAATTACAGTGCAAACAGCAGTATCTGGTTCTGGTGATACAATGCGAATAGCGCATGGACTCACACAAAAACCTGATTTTATAATTGGTAAAGATCTGGATAATGGCAGTACAAATTGGGCTGTTTATCATAGTGCATTAGGTGCAACAAAGAAAATTGAGTTGGATAATCCTGCTGCGGCTGCAGCAAATGCAAATTACTGGAATGAGGAAGAACCTACATCTTCACTTATATACAGTAATGCGGCAAGTTGGATGTATACAAGTGCGTCATTTGTTTTATACAGTTGGCACAATGTCCCTGGCCTACAGAAATTTGGAGAATATACTGGATCAGGATCTGATGATGGGACATTTATAGAACTGGGCTTCCGTCCTGCAATAGTCATTGTGAAGTGTACTAGCGATGCTGGTCAAGAATGGGTTATATGGGATGATGAAAGATCTAAATATAATGAAAATACTACTGCATTGTATGTGAATAGTGCTGCAAGTGAATCTACAGTAGGAACATCAAGAAAAATTGACTTTTTAAGTAATGGATTTAAGATGAGAAATGGTAGTAGTGGCGCAACAGATTATGACGGAAGAATTTACATCTATGCAGCATGGGCTTCCTCACCTCTCAAATATTCAAATGCAAGATAACTTACTATAAAAGGTGGTGGTGTATGAACCATTTAAAAGTCAAGGACAATGATCATCTGTACCGTGATGTAAACACTGGTGCTATCATAAATACCGATAGGTCTTCTTTTGAAAAATATAAAAAGTCCCGACAAAAATTTCAGAATATGGAACAGGAGTTGGACTATGTGAAGAGTGAGATAAGTGAGATCAAATCCCTACTCAAGCAGATAGTGAAGTCAGATGCCAATACTTAGAGATGTAGAAAAGACTTTTACCTTTGAAGATCAAAGAGTAGAAATTAATGAATTAGCTCTTGACGTATATAATTTACAGTTAGGAGATCTTCAACTGACTGATTTTGTTGTTATCCATAATACTCCTAGTGGTACTGGTACTTTAACTTATAATATAACAGGTAGTTATCCTAATGAAGTTGGTGAGTTTAATTATATCCCACCAGATTTAAGTTCTTATTTACAAACAGAAGTTGATCCTACAGTTCCACATTATGTAAAAAGCATTAGCCAGATTCAAATTAATAATTGGGATAATGCTCATAGTTGGGGCAATCATGCTCTTGTAGGATACTTAACAGGAATTAGTAATTTTAGTATTAATGCTCTTGTTGATGTTGATACCATAGGAGCAGTTAATGGATCTGTATTAAAATATAATGGATCTAGTTGGGTAGTTGATGTTGACATTGATACTGATACTGGAATTTTATTAACTGATCTTTCTGTTGGTTCTCCTGCTACTGCTAGTGGCAATGGGGCAATTGCTTATAATAATACTAATGGAGTCTTTACATATACTCCACCAGTTCTATTTTCTGGTGATTATAACGATCTGTCAAATAGACCAACACCTTATAGTTTACCCACTGCTAGTACAACTGTATTAGGTGGTGTTAAGATTGATGGTAATACTATTAATATTGATGGTAATGGAGTAATTAGTGGACTTTCTAATTATGCTAGTGTAACTACAGATGATACTGCACCAACAAATCCAAAGGATGGAGATCTATGGTGGAGATCTGATGAAGGTCAGTTAAAGGTTTGGTATGATGATGGAGATAGTCAGCAGTGGGTTGATACAGGTGGTAATGGTGTTTATGGTACTGGTGGTACTGGTACTGGTATTGCTTTAGGGGATCTTTATGCAATAACTGCAGCTGCAGGTACTACTTCTTTGGTATATGATAATGTAAGTGGTGAATTTACATATACCCCACCAGATCTCAGTCATACTCACAGTTATGCATTAAATGATCTTAGTGATGTTGATACAACTGGTGCAGTAAATGGTAAGATCATTAAGCATAATGGTACTTCTTGGGTAATAGCAGATGACAGTGGATATAATAATAGTGATTTAGATGCTCACATTAATACTTCTAATGCTGCATCTGGTCAAATTCTTAGTTGGACTGGAACTGATTACGATTGGATTAGTGCCGCTACTGGAAACTTTAGTGGCACATTTACTGGTAATGTAGATGCTGGTATAGTAACTTCAGATTCTTTTGTGAGGAATGGTGGCACCTCATCTCAATTCTTGATGGCAGACGGTAGTGTATCCACTAGTGTATCCACTACCACATCAACTATTGGAAACTTTAGTGGCACATTTATTGGTAATGTAGATGCTGGTATAGTAACTTCAGATTCTTTTGTGAGGAATGGTGGTACATCATTTGAGTATTTGATGGCAGACGGTAGTGTATCCACTACCACATCAACTATTGGAAACTTTAGTGGCACATTTACTGGTAATGTAGATGCTGGTATAGTAACTTCAGATTCTTTTGTGAGGAATGGTG